ATTGCAATCTCTGCACAAAAGCCCACGGGCATATCCTGTCTTATGGTCGTGATCGACATGAAGGGTTTGGCCGGATGCGTTTCGACAAATAGCGCAGACGCCACCTTGAGCAGATAACATCTCCTGATAATCTGCCAACGTGATGCCGTAGTTTGATTTTAGCGACTGATCGCGCTGATCGCGCCCGCGTCGGGGCGCAAGCATTCGCTCGCGATATACCGGGTCTTTCTGGTACCTCTCGCGTCTCCTGCGCTTCCCTCGCTCCTGCCACTCTGGTGTCTTCCTTGCTTCTATCTTAGCCCGATACTCCGGGTCGTTTTCATACCGCTCCCGCGCTCTTGCGTTTCGAGCTTCTATAAAAATAGCAGATTTATCCCGAGCTTTTATTTTGTCGCATTCTAAACAATTGCCATTACTGAACCGACGCGGCGCGAGATGACCGCGAATGCATGGACGTCCGGTCGTATAAGTATTATCGTCAAGCCGCTTGCGCTTCTCAATTTCCTTACGGCGACGAGATCCGCGTTCCTTTAAGCAGGCCAAGCAATTTCCTGAGCTGGCCCAGCGTGCGGCTTTATGGCCACGGCAGCAATTACGACCAGTACAATAGTAAAGAACACCGCCCGCTAAAGCCTCTGCCCTGGAACGCGGCAATCCCTCTGTGGCCACGAGCGGAGTGGCAACAACCCTTCCGTTCGCTTCACGGGTTCTGGTCTTGATCTGTTGGCGTGCGCGAATAGCGCGTACAACGTCGGTAGCCTCTGGCATGGCTCACTCCCTTGCCGATGGTTAGGCTTGGCCGGGCGCAGCAACGCCCGGTCAGGCCGCTCAATATAACTTAAAGTTTAAAACTTGTGGGACGTAAATTCCGCCACTCCGGGTCTTGCAATAGTTTCTTCACCGCCGGCCAGTGCTCGCCCTTCCAGGCGTTGATGCCGAAGCGGACAAGCCAATCCTGCGCGATGTTGTCCGGGATGCGCGCCGCCAGCCAGGCCGTCTTGCCCTTGCCGTCGCTCTCCAGGTGGAAGGATTTGTTGGCATCCAGCACCGGCTGCACATCGGCCCAGCGGCGGATCGTGATATCGCCAGTGGCTTCGTCGAACTCGAAGGTCTCATAGATGCCGGTCTGGAGATCGCGGTTTAAGAGGTATTCGGTCATTGTTCTCTTATCCCCAGAAAGAAAACAGCCCCTCTCTTTCTAGAGAAGGGCTGTTCCTGTTCCGAACTACGGCGCCGTGAGGTCAGCTACGAGACCATTACCTGCCTCGTTGTTGGCCCGCAATGTCCACTCACCCACGAGCATCCGCTTTTCAGCATCGCCCGTCTTGGCCAACTCCTCTTGCCGGATCGGCCTGAGCCAATCGACCGACCAGAGGCTCCAGTTCAACAACAGCGCATCCCGCACCCGCATAAAGCGGTTGGGGATGATCCTGACGGTCGAAAAATCGCCCACGTACACGTCGATCGTGGTGACCAGCTTGCGGTCCGACACGTCATAGGTCTTCTGCGCACCGCCGGAAAAACCGCTGGCGACCGCCTTGTTACTGGCGCCCACCATCAGCACGTCGAGGTCTTCGCTGGAGTTGGTGTAGACGCCGGCCATCACGGTTTTGAGCATCGCCTCGGTAAAGGCCCGCGGCGTGCCGTCTACCCTGGCATCGGTCCCGTCTCCCGTGGGATTGGTGCCGACGTGGCTGACGTTGGTTTTGATCCAGGACAAGACGCTGGCAGCCTTCGGCGCCGTCGCCGCCGCACCAACTACCTTAGCCTGGTTCGAGAGCATGATCGCTTCGATGTCGATCTTCAGCTCCTTGGCACGCTTGGTTAGCTGGTAGGCCAGTTCGGTGCGCCGGCCGGCTTTGTTCACCGCGTCCAGCGTCGCCGAGATGATGACTTCTTTTCTGGAAATCTGGGTTCTGTTGCCCAACCTTGTCGTGACACTCGCGGCTGTAAACGTCGCAATGTCGTCGCCCTGGAACTGCGCGTTAGCAGTATTCGGGGCAGCGAGACTGTCAGTTTGCCATTCTATTCTGTTACCGACCTTGCGGCCGGGCCGATCATTTCTGTCGGCCTCTCACGCTTTCGTCGTGAGATCGGAGCACATCATCTCCCGTTGACCGGGGTCCGGCGTATGCTCTCTGAGGATGCCCGCCCTCGAACGCGGTCTTTCCTGCTGATTGCCCAATCCGCCCGGATTGTCACGAGTTGCCCCGTACCGGCGGCTCTAAGGGTGTTCCAGCATTTGGCCGGATTTTACTACCACAAATGATGGTTAATGGTAGACGGCGTCTGCCGTTCCTCTTCCAACGTTAGAAGTGAAGGGCGTATCCGAAGGTGACAAGTTATAGATCATATCCGAGAGGTCTTCCCTAAGACCTTGCATTCCGGGACTACCCGCAAAGGTAGTCGCGGTCCCTGAGATAATCGCCATGAAGAGTTCTCCATCAAGGATGAGCCCGCCTCAGCGGGCATGTGTTTGATTTCAGAGGATCTCCATGAGATAGCCGATCGCGTCTTTTTCACTGCCGCTGCGCTTGAGCGCTGCCATCTTTTCATTGCGGCGTTGGGCCGCCCGACTGTCCGGCCTCTGACGTGAAGCACCGGGCGGTTGGACGGGCGTGCCATTGCCGTTGCTGCGCTTCTGCTGGGCCTCCCGGCGGATCACTTTCTGCCGGTCGGCCTGCATCGCCTCCTCGACCACGAGCAGCACCCGGTGATCCACCACCTGGCTGATTTCCTGGTCGGCAAAGCCCTTTTTCTGAAGCCACTGCCGCATCTCCGCGATTTTCCGTGGCCCCTTCTCGGGGTCGGCAAATTCCGGGATGGCCTCACGCAGCTTCGCTTGCTCGGCCTGCACGGTCTGCTGGAATTGCCACGCCTGAGCTTGCTGGCTCTGCGCCGCAACCCGTTGCAGTTCCTGCTGGATACCGCCGATGCGACCTCTCAGAGCATCGCGTTCGGCAGAGAGCCGGACATAGTCGGCCGGCTGTTCCTGGGCCAGTCGCTGCCAATCGATCTCTTGGAATTTCTGAGCCTCGGGGGCAGCGACAAACAACAGTTGTTGCAGATTGTTGGCGTAGGCTTCGCGCTCCTGCTGCACAGTGAGAAAGGTGCTTTCGAGTGCTTTGCGATGTTCGGCTATCTCATCGGTCTTCTGCGTAAAGGCTTTGTCGCGCTCGCCCTCCCGCCGGGCAATAACCGCCTGGGCTTCGGGTGGGAGCGAACGAAACACTTCCTTGTCCTGGTTACTCCAACTGTTTGGCGGCTCGATCCCTTGATGGTCCGCATCCTCGCCTTCTTCCGAAGGCTCCAGATCGGGTTCGTAGGGCTCCTCCTCCTCTTCATCTCCGGTGGCCGGATCTTCCGGTCCGGGCTTCGGGTCATTCGACCCTTGCTCCTCTACCGCGGACGGGTCCTCCGGTAACGCCCGGGTCTCCAGCGTCCGCGGTTGTCGCTTTTTCGGTTTGTCGTCGAGCAAGCCTTCGATGCCCTCCATGACCTGCGCTTCGGTCATGGCGCGGCTGTCGCTCGGCAGCACAGATACGTCGCCGCCCACAGTGGGGGCGTTGTCGCTCATCTGATTTTTCCTCAAGAAAAAGCCCGGCCGAACGCTGCGCGTCGGTACCGGGCGGTTCAGACTTTCTTGCTCGGCTTTAGCTTGGCCAGGCTCTCCGGCCTTTTGTTCCTGACCACTTCGCCGAGCGCGGCGCGGGCCAAATCGAGGGTGGCGTCCGACACCAAGCCTCCCCTAAACCCGGGCAACTGGGTGTTGTCGGCATCCCGCAACACCTGCTGCAGAGCTTTAACCAGCAATTGCCGGTTGGTCAGGCCCTCGACGTTCATGGCGCTCTCGTCACCGAAGAAGTGACTAAATCTACAGTCACGACGGTCACCCTAGGTATCGCGAGTTCCTCACCATCTGTCGTCGCCAAGGGCGATAGCTTGGGCCTGGGATACAGCGCTACCCACACGATACGCAAAGGCTTATCCCGCCCCCTATTAAATCTAATGGCGGCCGCAAAAGCTTTCTCTCGCCAATCAGGATCGTCCTCATAAATGCTTATCATTGCCGCGCCGCCATCCCGGCATTGGCGATCATCACCCGCAGTTCCGCCTTCAAGCTCTCCACCGCCCAGTAGAGCCGGTAAGAAGCCTCGCGCTCCGCCTCATCCCCCGCCCGGCTGTTGCGCCAGGTGTCGGTCAATTTCCGCTCGATCCGGTCCAAGGCTTCGATCAGAACCGGGTTGTCGAGGAGCTTCCTGGCCTCTTCACCCAATTCCCCCTGGCTTTGCGGCACCGGCCGGGTCGAGCGCCAGGGCTTCTTCGCCTCGGCCAGAAATCGGGCAAACCGGCCCCATACCATCAGGCAGGCTTATCCGGTTCCGCCACCACCAGCGACCATTGCCCCTTCATCGTGTTCGCAAAGGCGTCGCACTGCATGCACTGGATGCGGCCATCCTCGTACAGCCAAAACGCCTCGCACTTGCAGTTGCAAACCCAGATCCGGGGCTTGGGCGGTTCCTTCTTGGCGAAAGCGATGACCGTCACGGCCCGCCTTGCCCGTTAGGCGGCCCGACCGGGCGCTGGTCGTAAGCCCCGGCGGCGTATTTCAGCTCGATCTCGCGCTGTTTTGCTTCGCCGGCGATCTTCACCTTGGCCATGCCGACCGCCAGGTTGTTCTCCGCCTTCTGCCGCTCCAGCTCCTTTTCGTACTCGGCCTTAAGAAGCCCCATCTCCTTTTCGTGCTGCAGCTTCTGCTGCTGGATCGCCGCATCGGCCTGGGCTTTCTCGTTGAGCAGCCGCTCCTCCGCCTGTGCCTTGATCACGATCGCCTGAGAGTTGGCCTGCGCCTGCATCTGCTCCTGCTGGATCTTGGCCTGCGCCTTCAGCATCTCGGGATCAGGTGGTTTCGGCGGCGGTGGCGGGCTGCCCGGCGGCGGGCCTTGCCGCGGATCGGCAAAGAAGCTCGATTTGAAGCCGGCGTTTTCCTGCAATGCCTTCAGCGCGTCGTAGACATTCTGCGGGTACACCAGAGGCCCGCCGACACCGCCCTGCTGCTGCACGATGGTGCCCTGCAGTTGGATCACCTGCATCAAATGCTGCAATATCTGGTCGCGGTTACCGGTGCCGAGACCTACCGACACCGTCACCGGCATCTCTTGCCGCCACTCTCTGGGATCGACATTCAGCCAGCCGCCGGTCACCCGAATGATGCGTTCCTGCTGCTGATTTTTCCGAATGAGGCGCATCACCCCACGCATCAACTCTTCCACCCCGTGGGCGAAGATCCGGGCGAACAACTCCACCCGCTGCGCCGCCGATTGCTGCAACATGGCAATCGAGGCGGCGGCGGTATTGTTCAGCGCGTCCGGGCTGATCATCTGGCCCTGGCTCGAGATGCCGGTCCTGAGCTGGGCGATCTCGTCCAGGTATTGGACTAATGGAAAGCTCTTATCGGCGGTAAACGGGATCATCATCGGCTGGACACCGCCCAGCCTTTTGGTCCGCACGATGCCGCCCGGTCTTAGGGTCAGCAAATCGTCGTAGGTGTTCTCGTTGACGCTGTCGTCACCGATCTCGATGCGCGGCCAGTTGGACAGAAAGGCGTTGTCGATCATCTGCCGGATCAGGGTCGACTTGATCAGTTGCAGATCCATCGTCAGATCGGCGAGGCTCTGCCCGACCAATTTGTGGGAGGCGGGGATCGGGCAGATCGAGATAAACGGCACCTCGTCGACGCACTCGATCGCGGCCTTGCCGTCTTTCGTGAGAATGACCATGCCGTTGCCGGCAGTCATCACCCGGTAGAGTTCAGATGTCTTGCCGCCTTCGTCTAACTCCTCGACCGCTAATTTGCAGTAGTTCTCCTCGACCCAGATCTCCCTGCGGCTGCCCTTGGCGTTGCCATGCGGCCAATCCTGCTCCTCGCTGTGCCGCTCGACCCGCTCCATGCTGTATTCGGCACTGTCATCCATCGGCACCAGGTCAAGACACTTCTGGTCGTAGCCCTGCTGGACGAGATCGCTATAGGTCCAGCGCCGTCGGTGGCTGAGGAACGGGATATCGCCGCGTTTGGCCCGGCGGGAGAACAGGATCTCCTCCGGCGGCACGTTCTGGATGCGCACAACGCCGTGCTCGCGGGTGACCCGCAAGGTACAGTCGTACAACTCAACCGGCGGAGGCGGCAGTGGCGGCATCAAATTCGGCGCGATACCTGGAGTCGGACCGGCTAAACCTGGAGGCGGCAATGGCAGTCCTGGGATTGGCCCTGGACCAGGCGATGCCTGACCCGCGATGCCCGGCATCGCTGGTGACCCGCCTGGGACAATGCCTGGAGGCGGCGGAACTGGCATTGGAGGCGGTCCAGGCGGCCCAGGCTGCATCGGCAAAGGAGGAGGCGGAGCAGGAGGCGGCACAAAAGGCCGGTCCATCGTGAACTCGTCCGCGTCCTGGGTGTATTTCGTCAGCTTGACGACTTCGATGTCCTCATCGTCACCCAACAGCGCGTCGTATTGCTCCTTGGTCAGGCCGGTATACGTATAAGTCTCGGTGGTCTTCTGGGTATCCCAATAGTATTTAACCCAGCCCAAGCGTTCGAGCAGAGCGTCCTTAAACCAGTCGTGGAGCAACATAAACCCGTTATTGTCGCTCATCAGGGTGTAATTGAGGTAATCTGTAGCTTGTCGCGCTACGCCTTCCATTCCCGGACGCGGCGGCTCGACAATGCATAGCTTGTCTGATGCCGTGAAAATCCTGATAAGCGCCGGAATGACCCACTCCACCGCCTCCAGCACGGTGCGCATGACGACTTGGCTGCGGTCGTCCACCTCGTTGCCGAACAATTCGCCGTTGTAGTACCGCATCGCCTGCATGCGGTCGTGGCTGAGCTGCCCGCCATCCTTGCCTAAGGCGCTGTCCAGCTCTTCCTGGATGACCCTTTTGACGTTCTCCTCGTCCAGTTCGTCCAGATCGAGACCCTGGACGATCTCCTGCGGGCGTTCCGGCTGTCTCTTTCCCGCAGGGCGCATGCTGCCCGGCAGATCATCGCCGGCAAAAGCCGAGCCTAGGGTCCGGTAACCGTCGCTCATC